CGCTTGCGGCGAGCCCTAAATTTATAGTTTCGCCAGCGTCATCTGAAAACGCTAGAGAGCCAGAGCCCAAGTTTCTAACCACTTGCCCAGCTGAGCCCGCGCCAGTTGGCAGCGTCATTGTGTAACTTGAGCCGACAGCGCCAGCAATCAAGCGCACAGTACGAGCCGCGCTATCGTTAGAGCCTAAGTAAAAGCTTTTCCAGCCAACCGTGCTAGAGCCTAGATCATAGCTAAATGTAGTTTTGACCGCGATTGAGCTAGCAAGCGAGCCGCCGATAGTAATATCGTCAGGCGTGCCGTTACCAAGCGTAACTGCGCCATTGAATGTGGCGGCGCCAGCAGCAGTGATAGCGCTGACGTTTAGATCTTTAGTGCCATCGCTTAAACCGTTTAGTATGTCAGTGAAGTTTTGGTTAACTTGCGTGGCGTCTGACGTGGTCGAGTTCGCGAAACTATACGTGACTGTAGTGTAACCCATTTATTTATTCGCTTTTCATTTTACGTTTCTCCTTTAAAAATAAATCGTTACTTGCTTGCGAAATTGTTTTCGCCTTTTTCATTTTCGCCAATTAACCTACGCGTAATTGCGTCAGCGTTTAGCGATTGTGCGGGCACGCCCACGGCTTTAGCGAAATCATCCGCTAACTCTTGCGCTACTTTTTGCGAAGTGATGCCAGCTTTCATAAGTGATTGCACCGTAGGCTGGCTCTTTATTTTGCTAATGCCCAAGATTACGTTTTTAGCTACCGCTGGGCCGTACTTATCCATAAGCATGCCAGTAGCCGCGCCAATCATAGCGCCAGGCCCACCGCCGCCGGCGGCGCCAAAGCCCATGAGCGACCAAAAGTTTACGTTACGTGAGCCGTTCATGTTTGTTTTTGTAAACGCTTCGTTAACCCTTAGCTTATTGACTTGGTCTACAAAATCTTGATTGCCAAGCTTACCAAGCTCTGACAGCTGACCTTTGATGAAATCTTTTCCGCGCATTACGGCGTTAATCTTTTCGTTTACGTTGCCCTCAGTCCAGCCAATCGCCTTGCCTTTGATCTCTTTTGCTAAATTTAGTTCATTGCCCGCGAAATCAAGACTCCGTTTTTCCATGCTGTTTTTAGAAAGGCGTACTATTTCACGCGGATCTTTTGCAAACTCAGCTTGTTTAGCGGCCTTTGCAAGTTTTTGACTTTCGACAAATTCAGGAAGCCCGCGCTTAATGCCCTCAAGCTTTTGAGGATTTTTTAACAAACTTTGAGTTTCTATATAGTCGCGAATTGGGGAGTCAAAGTCATTGCCGGTGGCTTGGCCTAGTTTGTTAAGCGTCTCGGCAGTGAGTTTTCCCTTCGGCGAAGCTATACTTGCAAGTTTTGAAATGGCTTTATCGGGGCTACCGAATGCCGCTATCGACTCATCAAGCAGACCAGTGTTTTGTGCAACTTCAATCATCTTGGCCCGATACTCTGGGTTTTTACTCTTAATGCCCTCATCAATTACTTTTCTAACAAGCTTGTAGGCTTGCGATACTCGGCTATCAAAACCCGGCTGGCCGTATTGCGCGCGGCCTGAATTATCAATTTGTTGTAAAATCTTTTTAAGCTCTTTTGCTGGAACCGCCTCGGGAGTTTGCTCAAGCATTTTGGCAAAAGCTCTAATAGTGTTTTGCACGCCTCGTGACTCAGCGGTAACGGGGCGGCTCGCCTGCATAACTGGGCCAGCATGGTTTACTCGTGCCGCTAAATCTTTTCCGGTTGAGGCCGCCTCGTTGGTCCATGGCTGAATATCCATTTGATCGGCCATGTCACGCAAAACTTTGCCCGCACTTCGAATGCCGTAAGCCCCTTTATCGTTTTCTAAAATTTTGTATGATTCGTCACTGCCTTGTTGCACTAAGTTTTTTAGATCACTGATGGCGCTGCTAACTTGTGGTTGTAAACTTGTTGGCGCTGGCTTGGCTTTCAAATCGTTAACTACACCTTTATACGCCTCATCTAAATTGCGTAAGCCATAGCGCAAAGCTTCGCTTGCCTCTTTGTATTTGTCAGTGCGTTCGCTCTTTAAGCTTGCGATTGACTCGCGGTAAATTTGTTTCGCGTCCTCTACAGCTATTTGCCCTTGTCTAACCTTATCGTCTAGATCGTTAACTACTTTGGTAACGTTAGCGACAATCTCTTGGCGTGAAGGTGCATTCAAATACTTTTGCGGATCGCTAGCAAACTCTCGCAGCACGTCTTCTTTTACACCCGTAACTGCGGAAAAGGCTTTTGTGGCTCCGGCTTTCACGATCTTACCAGCTCCGCCGACACCTGCTATCGCTGCGGGAATTGCCCCGCCGACAAGCGTACCAAATTTAGCTTGCTCCAAACGCCGCTCTAAATCAGCGCCCTCGTCAGGCGTGTAAGCAGCGCCCATAACCGCGCCCTCGGTCGCTCCGCGAGCGATTTTTCCAACCGTTGGCGCAGCAGTAGCGATCGCTTGCGCTTTAGGAATAGCGCTTGCTACCAAGCCAACGCCTTTAGAAATCGCATGCCCTGGCGCAAACCCACCCACGAGCTCACCCGTTAGCGTAATACCAGGATGTTGCTCACGTAGGCCAGCGCCGCGCTCACGATATTGGCGCACGAGCTCACTCATCGGCGAGCCCATGTCGCGCCCCATGCTTCCGCCAATAGTGATTGCTTTCTCTGCGGCAGCTTGCAGGTACGGTAGAGCGCCAAAGGTTGCGCCTTTTCCTAAGCCCTCGATGCCAGCCTCTATCATGCGTGACTCGGGGGCGGGGGCGTATTTCTCCCATGGTGGTGGCTCTTGCTCCACTTGAGCGGCGTTAGCTTGTTGATACTTTTCCCACGGTGCCGCCATTATTTTACTTTCTCCCAACTGTTTTGATCAGCTGGATTGCCGCCCTTAAATCTGTAGCCATTTTCTACTGTGCCTGGCTGCGGACCTTGGCCTGCATTTGCAGTCGGTACATTGAAATTTGGCGCACCGTTAACCATTGTTGGTTTTGGCTGAGGTTTTAGACCAAACATTGTTATTGGCGCAAAGTCAGGTGACTTGTAATCTGCAACATTTTTTCCAGTCCTGGATAAATTTTCTAAATATCTAGCTTTTGCAGCCAATGTGGCTTTTAAAATGTCGTTGCCCTTGCCCATAAAATTTTCTGGCAAGTCAGTAACATTTGGCAAGCGGCCCTCTAGTCTTGCAAGCTCTTTATCGCCCGCGCCAGCGCCAGTAATGTTTTTTCTATAAATGTCACTATACCTTCCGGATTTTGACCTAAAAGCTGATTCATCGCCCGACACCAACATTTCTGGCGTTCGACCAGAAAGCGGACCTACATAATTTTCGCGAGCCGAGCCCATAATATCTTTAAGAGCATTTATTGAATCGTCAAATTGTTGTATTTCGTCTAGCTGTTTTTGCGACGGCATTTGCGCCTCTTTAGCAGCGCGCTTCATTGCATTCAACCGTTCCTCTGCTATCATGCCTTCAAGCCCAGTGTGGCGTGATTGCGCGGAAATTTTTGCTTTCAATAGCTCGCTCGGGTCGCCATAGATTTGTTTGTTTTGATACATCGACATGCTCGGATCAACTTGCACGCCAGCTTGATTAAAAGCTTTCGCGTAAGCGCGTGCCATTGGCGAGTTAACATCTTTTAGCTGCGCAATCTGCTCTTGCCCTTGATCGAACACAGTCTTTTCGCGAGCTGCGTGGTCTTGCGCTATTAGACCCTTATCGTAAGAGTCTTTCACGCCGTAGACATTAGCTCCAAGCTGGATAAACTTCGCGAGCTTATCTAAATCGCTCTCTTTATTTTCTTGCGGCCTTTGAACTTGATTAATTGCTACAGCCATTATGCTATCCCCATTAGTCTGCGTTGCATTGGGTCTTGTGGTTGTGGAGCTTGCGGCATCTGAAACATTGGATTGCTTTCAGCTAAAAGCTTTCGCGCCATTGCCCCACCTTGAGTGCTATTTTGTACTTGTGGCATTTCGCTAACTGAGCCCGGTTTTGATAACATTCCGCCAGCCGCACCACCAAGACTTGCGCCCAATCCCATCATAGCTGGAACACTTGCGCCAGCCGTGAAAGGGGCAAGCGCCGCTCCAGCAGCCGCGCCAAGTAGTGTGCCAAGTCCGCCGTTATTTGTGCCCTCATCAATTTTTGGTCTTTGTGTGATGTTAACCATTACTCACCTCTGGCAAAGCTTGCGGCGCTTGAAGACGTCTTAGCATTGGGTTTGTTAAGGTTTGTAATTGATTTACATAACCGCCGAAATCGCCTTGGTTGTTTAGCAAACCTTGATAGCGCGCAATTTCTTGCTCGTATCTTGGCGCATTGTAACCACTGCTTAGCTGTGCTTGCGCTTGGTTAAAGAACTGTCCTTGTTCGTCAAGCGCTGACTGACGGCGAGCTAAATCTAAACCGCCAAGAGTTTTCATTTGCTCTAAACCAAACTGACGATTGAACTGATCAGCTTGCGTATTGGTTTGTGCTTCTTGCGCGTTGATAGAGCCAATTTGGTTGTTTAAGTCCTCATTGCCTTGGCGCTGAACTTCTTGCTCCATTTTCATTTGCGCACCACTAGGTCCGCCGCCAAGCTGTGCGAAACGTCTTTGTAAAGCGTTTTGGTTTTGCTGTATTTGCGCGCCCGCTCGCTGCTCGGCTTGTTGGCGAAACGTGTTGTAAGGGTTAACTTGTGGCGCGCCAGGGGGCCGAGGCGGTTTGAAACCGTTTTGCATGAAAGCCATACTACCTAAATCCTTTTAAGTTATATGCGAAACTAAACCAATGGACTTTAAATCTTTGATTTACTGTATTTTGATTAGAAAATTTAAATTGTATTCGCCGTCCACGAGCACCGGCTAAATAAATCTGCTTCTCATCTTGATAAGATCCGCCGCCCCAAATATCGACGCCCCAAACCATCACACCCCACACCGAGCCACCTGGGTCTAAATCAACTTGCTCCGTGTTTCCCGAACCCTTATCTGAATCAATCAGATAAGTAACGTCCATGGAATATGCGCCAGCGAGATCTACTAACATTCTACAATATCTATAATCTTTATTAAAGCTAAATTCGCCTTCATAGCCCGTGAATTCTTTGGTCCAGGCATAAGAATTAATAGCCGCACCGTCATCGTTATACTGAGAGCTTTCGGCTTGGTACACATAGCCATTAGCGGTGCTTGAGCCAAAATATAGCGAGCCATTCCAGATACAAAATTGCGCTGGACTCCAGCCAGTGTACGGAACCCATACGGCTTTCTGTTTTTTACTTAAATTATCAATAGAGAAATCGTAAACGTAAACGCGATTATTTGTCGTGTTGCCGGTGTCATACGTTAAGGTGGTGTAGCATTTATTTTTAAATACAATGCTTGAGATGTTGGCCGCATAGTCTTTTTGTACTGAGTACATATCTGGCTGAATGCGATTAGAAATAAGATCAGAGCCAGCAGCGCTTACGGTTAAAAGCGTTGAGTCTGGTTTTGTCGATGCTCCAGCAACAAGCGCAAAACCGACAAACTTATCGTTTTCCATTGCTGGAAAAAAGACCTCTTGGTTTACGTTTACTATTCCGTAAGGTGATTTTGAGCCATAGTTAGAATTAACTTTAATCGTTTTCCATGTTGTCGCATCGCTTGGGTCAGTGATGTAAATAGCCCACACTGATTTATCACAGAAAACATAAACGACGTTATCGCCGACCGCAAAACCTCTGACCAAATCACTTGAGTTATCGCCAACTTTAATAAAGTTAGTCGTTGGGAATGTGTGCGGCTCGCCTAGATTAGAGTAAAAAACGTAGTTTAAGTTTGATGGATCGTTTACCCACAATCTATTTTGATGATAAACGCAAGCGTTATACTTTGGCGCTACACCGTTATCCGTTGGCGCTGTCGCACCTAGTGCTGCGTCAGCTATGGCGTCATCATACGTCGTAGTCGTGTTGTCGTTAATTGTAGTAAGTAGCTTGTACACCGTTCCACTAGTAGCCGTACGATAAATACGCCTTGCGCTTACGCCAAAACTTTGCGGCGCTACTGGAATGCTCGTTAGCCGTATGTTTTGATTTGAAACTGTGAGCGTGTTCGTCACTGGGCTCACGTCACCTTGCACGACGTAGCTATTTACGTAAGTTATTTTGTAGCTGTAAACGCCAGTCAAGCCTACGCCAGTCGGCGCTGTCGCTACCGTTGCCGTTGTCGTTGGCGGGTAAACGCTGTGGCGTGTCCAGTCGGTGCCGTTCCATTTGTAAGGAATGATATTCCCATTTCCGAAATAAATTTGGTTTTGATATTCTGTAGAGCCAAATCTTACGCCAGCCGTATACACACTTGTGCCGCTACCGATAGCTAAAAAGCTTGTACCGTTATTTGTGTACGCCGTACCGCCAAAGAAAGCGATCATAGTTTGCGCGGTCGTTTGATCATGGCGCACGTACAGCCCATCGCAAGCGTAAGAGCCAACGGTGGCAGTGTTTAGCTTTTGCATGCCAGAGCGCGTGCCGCACGTGCCGTCGCTAAACACTACGTTTAAACAATCTGGCGACTCGTTATCCAAAATAGTTGACGCTGCAAACTTATTGTTTTTGCCGCCATCAAGCTGCGCTGGAACTTTCGCCGGGTAAATCGTCCTCATCTAGCTCCTAAAACAGTTCTACGCATTACGTCTTCGTCTTTAACTTGCGCCGGGCCGTCAGTACGCTTTTGCTTAGCTTTCCATTGTACGGCGTAAGTGATGGCCTCATCCCAGCGCGCTTTGTAAAAGTTAAGCATTTTAGTGTTTTCATCTTTAGCGACCATATTCATTAAAACGTAATCGACTAAGTTCCAGTGGAAAATCAGCGGGATTTCAATCGTGTCGGTGGCGTCATCAATGATTGCTGGCGTGCCGTAGTAGTATATTTTAATAGTGACCGAGCTTGTGCCAGGGATAGGGTTTAAATAAAGCTGCCTATTCCACTGCGAGTAAAAGCGTGGCGTGCCCGTGGTAGTGGTAGCGGGATAAAGAGTGACAACGTCTTTTTCTTTAAAGTCTATCGGGTCAAGCTTTACGCCGTTATATTCTACGCGCTTAATCGTTTGCGCGTACGTGGGAAAGTTATACGTCTCAGTGCCAGCTGTAGTCGTAGTGCTTGTGTCAACGCTTTCGATAAGAAATGCACGCTGAGCAAACTCGTTACAGCCTTTAGTGATAAGGTTGTAAATGCTAGCGTCACTAAAGAACGTATCGCCTATGGAGTTATACTCTTCGCGGGCAGCGGTCGCTATCTGTGCTGGCGTCATAAACTTCCTTGTAAAAAAATAACTCTAGAGCCCGTTGGCGAGAGCCGTCGGTGGGTTTCCAACCGGCTCTAGAGCACGCTCATCCTTGAGCGCTATTTCTTTTTCTTTTTCATATCGTCAGCTACTTTTGGGTCTAGAATTTTGTCTAGATGATTTGCCTCAATCCAAGCGTCTAGCTCTACTTGAGTATCAAATTCCACACCGTCTTGCTGACAAACAAATTTCTGCTTTTCTTCTTTTAAGGGCGTGCCTTTGTCTTCAATGCGAATCATTTTAAAATATTCAGGCATTGGCTTTTTTTGCGCGTCTAGTTTCATCGGCGCAAACGTCCCTTTAAAGAGAATTGCTTTTTTCTCATCCATTTCAATAAACTTTTTAGCCGGGATTCTTATCTCCTCGTCTTGAAAAATTTCCTTATATGGATATTCATTGTCATTCCACACTCTAACTATTGCCATAAAATCTCCTTTACAAAAAAATTACGTTAAAAATTATTTAGTCTGAGCAAATTACGTAGAAGCTACATCCGCCAGAGATCACGCCGGTACCAACGACACGCACATTGGGCAGGCCGTTTGGAAATGGAACAACTCCACCGCCAGAGCCAACGCCAGCAGAAATCACAAACGGATTGTTAGTGACAGTGCTTGAGTTAATGCTCGGATGAAAAACCGTGTAGTAGTTGTTGGTAGATAGTCCCTTAGCGTGAACGTTTAAGTTTACGCCAGTGGACATAGTGCCAACTTGTAGATAAATGCTTTTCCATGAGCGATCGAAAACTATCTCAGAGCAAGTAGAAGCTCCTGATGCGATCACATATGGACCGAAAACTGATTGAGGACCGTGAGACATTTAAAACTCCTTTTTTAATTGCTCCAACTTAAGTTGCTCGCGCAATGTGAACCGTCGCCGCTAGCTGCGACCTCTGTGCCTGTTTGTAAAACTCCGTTTAGATACCAAGTCGTGCCGTTTTTCACGTTTGAATCGCCCGGGCTTGTGTTTTGTAAACCGTCAAACGCTGAAACGCTCACGTAACTTGATCTGCTGGCGCCGTTTAAAAGGCCGGGGCCAGATTCAAGCGTTACGTTGGCGGTAAAGTCTACGACTGTATCCCAAATCACGAGCTCATCTGTGCGGTGTAGTGCCGCGCTCGCCGCACGCGAAACGCCTAAAATAATTTCTTTAAAATATGTGTTAGTCCAGCCAGCCTCAAACGCTGTGCCCGGCGTGATGCTACCGAGAAGCACGGAATCTACATAGACTTTAAAAGAGTTCGCTGTAGTAGTGCCGTCCCAAGAAAAACCAATATCGTTTCTTGTGCCTGATGTTGGCGAGTATGCGCCAGCGCTCACCGCGTTGATACACACAGTCCCAGCCGCGTTTACCGCTGTGACGTTGATATTTCCCGTTGTTGTCTCGTGCGTTAGCTCTATTTCGCCTAAGCGCCCAGAGTTTGCTGACAAGTTTATGATCGCGCGGCGTGATGATGGGGCGCCAGAGTATTGCGGGATGTAGCCGTGATTAACAGAAAGCGTGCGCCCATTTGGCGTGTTAAGCTGTGCGTTCCACGTAGCCGCTTTAGAGCTAGCGACAGTGTTAAAGTCAATCGCTACGCCGCCAAGCGCGCCGGAGGTTGTAGTGTTTGGTACGACAAGTGTGGAACTTGTGCGTGTGCCAGTCTTACCGCCGCTTGAGTATCTAGCGTCTAAACTATCTCCGTGTACAGCGAAAACAATTGCCATTAGATACCCCTTCTAACTTTTTCGTCAGCAAGTTTTTTTGCTAAACCATCAACGCTAGCTTTAGCGCCAAGCAGAAAGGTATCATCGACTAAGTGAAAGTAATGCAGCGGTAGATCGTTCAGATCAACGATTGCGCGCGCGTTAAATAGCTCTTGCACAAATAGCTTTGCGCTATAGCAATCGTCCTCGTTCCAGTCAGGACGCTTGGCCGAGGCGAGAAACTCGTCGCGCTTCTCAGCTTCAGCTGGATCTAAAAAATGACTGTACGTAAGCTCGCTTGCTTTTGACTTCTTAAACAAGAAAACAATTGCAAGCGGCAAAAGGTACTTAAGCCAAGCTAACAGCTTTCGCATTATTTCCCGTAAACGGTTAAAATGAAAACGTCACCGGCAGCGGCAGAGTTTACGTTAACATAACCCGGAATGGCTGTAGAGTTAGAGCCAAGGTTACGCTGCAAACGGATGCCAGCTGTCGCCATAGATGCACACGCGTGAGTAAGACCGTAAACGTTTGAAAGACCTGTGTCGATATTGCCGGAAGCTGAATCGACTGTGCACGACAGAGTGTGTACTTTGTTATCACCCCAAACTGTTTTTTGAATTACTGAAATAGTGAAAGCCATTTATTTACCTCTTGTTGTTAAAATAATACAACGCCCATGTCGGTTTTCTTACTCGGGTATAAGCATTGCTCTTTAATGTGTCGGTTTAAATCATACATATCGAAAAATTCTGCTAACTCCATTTGCTTAATCGCCATGAGATTTCCCTCTGGATATGCTCCAAAAGTTCCGCCCTCACTACAATTAATGTAGATGCCGGGCACTCGCATTGCGATGTATTCAAACCATTGTTTAAAACCTAAGTAAGATTGCCACGACAACACTTTATTGCCGTAAATGTCATTTAATCTCATGACGTTTCCTAAGTTAGCGTCGTACTTTGAGTCCCAGCCATGAAATTTTTTGTCATAGCTAAAACAAAAGTCAGCGCCCACAAAGGCAATCGGATTAGAGCCCAAAATAGCTTTTGCTAAATAAAGGCATGCGCCTAAAACATTGCCGCCAGTTGAAATGTAAGTGTGAAACTCCTCAAGCTCTGCAATTTCTTTTTTTATTTCTGGGTCAGGCATGGGCGCATTGTAAAATAAAATTTTCCCAAGCCATTTTTCTAATAGCAGTGGGCTTGTGCCAATAAATGCAACAAGCGTTTTATCTTTTGTGCGCTCCCAATACCATTCCGGCGGGTGTTTACCACCCTCGGTGACTTCGCCTACGGTTACATCGCCCGCATCAAGCGTGACGTAGTAATCAGGGGTAACACCGTTATCCTCGAAGAAATGGAAATTGTGTAAGCATGATATTAAAGGAATATCTCCACGGTCTTTTAACAAAGCGCCGTTATGTTTTAGCGAAGGGCCAGCGCCCGCGATAATCGCGGGACGCTTTGAATTTAAGTTAAAAAGCTGTCCTACACCGTTCTCTGCAAAGCTTTTATATTTTGCCTTATTGGCCTTGATTTGACTTATCCATGTGCCCTTCCAAGCTTTAACGGTTGGACCGTCGTTTCTTGTTGAGTTAATGTACAAGTTTTCCGGCTCAATCGGCGGATTAACAATATAGTTTTGCAAATCTAATGTAATTTCAACTTTTCTACTCATAATTCTCCTTTGATTAAATAATAATTATCAGCCGTAGCACTTAACGTAAGCTAACGACGCAGTAGATCCAGAAGCGGCTTCCAGCATTTTGCCGAAAACAACGCCCGTCGGGAATGAGCCAGCAAGATAGCTAGCTACCGCGCCGTTATTTCCGATAGTAATTGGATTGCCCGCTGAAATCGTTGCTGACAGTACGTTTACTGACCCGCGAACGAGTCCCCAAAAGTACTGACCAACGTCAGGCGCTGCGTGTTTCACAAAGCACATTGGCAAATCAAGTGACGCTGTGCTTGAGCGAGTAAATGAAAACCCGCTTATGCCCGATGTTACCATCGCCGCGCCAGCTGTAGCCGCTGAACCTGTGTTGTTGTAGCAGTAAACATACTCCTCGCCGTTAACCCATCGGCGTGTGCCGAGTTCAACAACGGGAGATGATGTTACGCCAGAAATTGCGTCTAATGAATGTGGTCCGTTACCGTAAAATCCCATTCGTCACCTCTCTTAAGCCGCTAATGCACTGAGTTTGCCGTGCATGCGATTGTTAGAAGACCCAAAAGAGCACATAAGTAAAATCTTGGCTATTTTGACGTCTTGGTTTACGGGCTTAGCAAATGGCTCAAATTTGAAATCAGCGTCTTTATGGACGTAGAGTTTCAAGTAGTCTTCGTTTAAGAAGAACATATGGCTCGAAGGACATTGAGCATCGTCAAGCACCGGGATGCCTTGGAACATCAATGAGCTGAATCCGCCTTTAGCAGACTGAGCATCTTGGAAGCGTTGCTGCGGTTGTAGCAAATTGTGGTAGCGGTCCCAGTTAGTGCTATCAGTTGTAATAACACTTGGACGATCAGAGCCAACACGACAAGCGCTCATGCGTGATGCCATTGCAGCGAGTGTTAAAGTAGTAGTCGTGCTATCTACTTGACCTTGCCACCATGAGTATGAGCTTTGCGAGATACCGCCGATAGTGTTACCAGTTCCAACGATAGCGCGAAGACCAACGATTGCGTTAGTAGTCGAGCCAGCATTATAGACGCCAGTACCTAAAAGCTGCATCATTGCTTGCTCAGCAATTTTCACTTTTTCTTTGATAAGCTTTAGAACTGCTGGCGCGCCAGAGTTTTTGCGCTCATCTTGTCCAGTGATAGCGATAGTGTAGTAAGCTTGCGCCCAAGCATACTCCGCACTTGTGATAACTTCTGAGTCAGAAGTATCCATTGTGTCAGAGCCTTGAAACCATCCGCCAGCGCCGGGAATAGCGTAGTTAAGGGGTTGCATGATAGTGGTACCGCCGTCGAGTTTCTCGTAGCTGTCACCATCTTTTAATCTTTTTAAGAGCACCATAGAATCGAAAATATTATCAACCATCTTTGGGATAAATTTTCTTTCCGTAACAGCACTCAAGTTATTATAACTTAAAGAGGGCATGTTTTATCCTTCCATGAATAAAAAATTGTTTATATTACTCCTTGAGATTTCCACTCTTCTAGAATGTCAGCCTCAAGGTTGTTATATGACTTAGCTTTGACATTCTCTCGATTTGTCTTAGGAGCTGAATTTTCTTTCAGTAGTCCCAGCTTTGTTTTCTTTTGAATGTCTTTAGTCATTGCTTCTTTGGCGCGCTCAGCCTCAAGCGACAAAAGCTTATCATGGCAGTACAGCTTAAATGCGGAGTCAAAATCTGGTAGTCCGCGCTCGGAGCCAAATTTTAAAATCTGCTTTTCTAAGTTGTAACCATTCTGATCGGCAGCATTCCAATCTAGATTCGGGTGTTTCTCCCGAATGGATTTAATGCTTTGATCAAGGGCTTGGTCTTCTTGGGCGTGTTTAGCACGCGTTTGTTGTTCAAGAACTGAATCTTTAAATTGATGTAATTGTGATAGCTGATCTTTAACTTGCAATAATTCTTGCGTTAGCGGATTGCTCGGATCCGCTTTAGCTCGCAAAGCCTCGCGCTGAGCATAGAGTTCTTGTACGTTCTGCCACCACTCTGGATTTTCGCGCGCAAACGCGTCGATCTCTTGATAGGGCTTATACTTTGACTCGTACTCTTGTAGCTTTTTATTTACTTCGCCAATTTTATTTGGAGCATCGTATCCGCGCTGCGCCCATTGGTAGAGCTGCTCTGGAGTTGCTTCAATATCTTGGCCATTAATTTTTAATTTGTATGTTTGCGTAGGCGCAGGCGCTTGTGTTTGTGCGGGAGCTTGAGCGGCGGGCGCTGCACTTTCAGCGGGAGCTTCATCACCCATAGGAATCTCGGTCGTGCCAGAGCCTTCCATTTCCGCGAGCATTGAATCTACTTGTTGATCACTAATTTCTTCTGACATTTATTCTCCTATAAACATGGCTCAACGTCGCCAGCGCCAGCATGCTCTGGAAGGCCAATGACTTGAGGTATTTCTGTGTTTAAATCTTGATCGGGCTCTTGATTTAGATTTTCTTTGGTAGCTTCCCAGCTCTTTACGACTTTCTGGAAAGCTTCTTTGTCTCTAGGAGTAATGCCTGTGGTTTTTTCTAGTAGCTGTTTAAATTTCTCAAATTCAGAGTCAATAACGCCAAGTGAATCTCTTGGATTTTCCAAAATAGAACTCTTTTTTTTAGAATTTGTAAGAAATTTAAATCAGTATTGGCGTGGTAAGACTAGGCTCTACCGCAATTATAACTCTAAACTTTTAAAAAAATCAAGCTCACATCGGCACGCCTGCGCTTAATGTGTCGCCGCCACCCATATCTGGACCGGGCGCGGGCTGTGGCATAGCCATTTGCGCTTGTGCCATAGCTTGCTGCTCAGCCTTCATTTGCATGCGCGCGAGTACCGCTTCCCAGTTTGGATAATCGGTAGCTTTTAACACCTCTTCGGCGTCAATTATGCCGCGATCAAATAGCTGAAAGCTTGTGTTAACTTTCTCAGTCTTTGCAAAAGGTAAAGCGGATCCTGTTTGCACGCGCACATCATATTTTGCTTGAAGCTTAAACACTTTCTCATCACCCGCGACAGTGCCGCCACTCATGGGGTCGGCTGTCATCTCACGATAGCGTCCGATTTTTTCAGTTACAGGCTGGCCCATTTCGTCAACCATGGGCTGCGGCGGAAGTGGTGCGCCAGTCATCGGATCAATGCTCGGCTCGCCCATCACGGGCACGTCCTCTACGTGAAACTTAAAGTACTTCATCGCGCCTTGGCTATTAGTAATACGATACACTTGCGGCGCAGTTTTAAATTGCATCACGCGTGAAACGTACATCTGGCCAAACTGCTGTAAGTACGCATCAAGCACGCGCGATTTTAAACGTAAGCGTGTTTGCGCAGTATCTTGTAGCGCCTCAATAGCTTTAGCAGCGGTCACACCTTCTGGGCGTATGCCTTGAGACACTTCTGATGTTGCAGCAAGCTCATCAAACTCAGCTTCAATCATTTGCGCTAAGTTTAAAACGTAAGGCTGAAGCTGCACGCCCTCTTCGCGGCGCACTTCGGTGTTGGGATTTTTCTCAACTACCATGCCGGGGCGGTTAAATAAATTATCGGTATCAACGCCAGAGGCATTATCAACAACCCAAATAGGGTTACCCATTAAGTGCAGTACATCTAACGTAAAGCTCATCACTTTATTAAAATGTGTTTGTGGGCCTTCTAAGTTTTCTAGCTCTGAAATGCCCCAGTATTCATGTGGAAGTAAATAGTTTTGCTTCTTTATTACTGGGATTTTACCATCATCAAATTCGTTTGGCTTATCTTCTAACAAAACTTTAGAGGTCATTACAATTTTGCGCCCATTAGGATACTTTAAGCGCTTAGTTGATTTCTTAACCACAGAGCCGTCTTCTTGAGTTTCTTCTTTTTCATCCTCTAGCACCTCATCATCATAAAGCCAGCACGTAATCTTTAGCGCCTTGTCTTCTTTGACGCTATAGCCATCATAGCTTTCATCAGTGTAGGCTAGGTTTTCCGTTGGCGCTTTCATTACGTCAGTTGAAATACTTGTTTTATCAGAGCCAACGAACTCGCCAAGATCAGCTTTTAGCTTTCCGGCTTTCTCTGGGTACTCACGCTTTAGCACATTTACATCAATAGGCTCAGCGTAAATAAAAAAGTCACATCTAGGATCATTTACGTCAAAGCAGTTTGGATCAGGAAAGCAATAAAAGTTGTCTAAACCTTTAAAGCATACATCGCCTACGCCATCGTTATATTCGGGGTCAAAGCCTACTTCGGCGTGAGCTGTCCCGTAGATTTCATCGTCAAATAAGTTTGTGGTTAGCTCAAGGAGCCAATTCTTTTGCTCCCAGTCTGCTTGCGCAAGCTCGTTTAATATCTGACAAAACTCTCTATCGCCTGGCTCTGGCGGTAAAAACTCAAACTTAGGACGCGCATCTGTGCGGATAGCCACGTTTGATTGTAGCACTCTGAATATCTTGTTAAAGACAGCGCTGGCGCGATATGCCGGGCGCTCCTCTTTCCACTGCTTACCGCGAAAGAACTTATAGTAGTCCATCCATTTAGAGTCATATTTTTTTCTATGCTTTCGAGCTTTATCAAAAAGCTTATTAACTTTAGCGACGAGCTCTTTTTCATCTTGCTCGGGCGTATCTTTTAACTCGCCTTCGGTTTGCATTGGCGCTTGATGCTCATTTAAAAGCGGTGATCCTGCTAGTTCATTTAGTTCCATTTGAAAAATCCTTTTGTTTTTTTTGTAATTCTAAAAACGCTGTATAAAGAGCATGTTTAATAAATGCTTCGCCGTCTTTGGCTGACGAAACAGCTATTTTGCTTAGGTAGACATCTCTATAAAAAGAGTCGAAATATGTTTTACCCTCGACTGATATAGTAACTTTAGTAAACTTACTCACTCGTCCTCCCAGCGCTTACGTATGCGCTCTTTGCGATCTTTTTCCATGTGATAGCGGGCACGCTCGGGGCGCTCGTTACCGACTTCTACTAATCCATAGCGCTTAATTATTTCTTTTCGCTCTCTATCATTTTTAACCACGCGCCCGAGCGAGTGATAGTACTCAGCGTCTTTAACTTTCGCGCCTACGTGCTCAATAGCAGCACTCCAAAGGCGCCTAGCTTGAGCGCCGCACTTCTCACACACTTCAATGCGCCCACTCTCACTCATAGCTTTAACGACTTCAAACTGGCGCACGCATTGATCGCACGCGTATTCATAGATCATGCTGTAGCCTCGATTCTACGCTCGGCAATTTGCGCATACTGTGGCTCAAGCTCTATGCCGATAAACTCAAAGCCCAAGCTTTTCGCCGCTACTCCCGTTGAGCCTGAGCCCATAAATGGATCAAGCACAGTGCCTTTTGGCGGTGTGATAAGTTTAATTAAATACTGCATGAGCTTTATTGGTTTGACAGTGGGGTGCGCGTTGCCTTCGCCGCGTTCATGCTTTGAGGCTTTCGCTACATAGAAAAAACGTGAGGCGCCGCCGGAGTCCCCAAGCCCGCCAGCGTTTGCGCGAAGCCTTGGTTCGTACCCGCCAACGCGCTCACCGCCGCCAAAAGAAAGCGTAGCTTTTTGAGTGGCGCGGCCTTTACCGCCTGTACTTTTACTTACACCACTCTGCGCATCCAACATTTTTGCCGCGTCTTCATCGAGAAGTAAATTACTCGGCCAGCGGCCCTGGGAAATATCAGCCCCTTGACCCATTTTGAAAGCCGTATTTTCCGAATGTTTCCAGTCGAAATTCCCTTTATGATTCAAGCGATTTGTTCTTTTAATATCCTCAATGCTCGCAGCTATCCTCCCAGCATCTACATTTATCGCACCCGTTCCCCAGCGCAAAACATTCTCAGCTACAGTTTTTTCACTTAAGGGTTTACGCGCTAAAACAATCGGCTCGTTAGCGGGTTTGAGGGCTGTGCCCCAGCCTTGCCATTCTTTGGCGGCGTCGGTTTTAAACTCCGGCGGAACATATTCGGGATGATCCGAACGTAATTCTTTATTTTGATTTAAGCTGATCCCTTGGCCTGCGGCATTGAATCCTTTGCCACGGTTTCCGATGGCTCCGGCTTCCTTATCAATCCTTAAAGCTACGTTTGTGCTTTTCGGAAATCCACTCCCGTAAATCCATTGCAGCTGATCGCGTATTTCAAAGCCAGCGAGTTCAATGTTCATCGCCATGTGATGATACGTGCGCGTCCCGCCAAAACTTAAAACGTGACCGCCGGGCTTTAGTACGCGTAAACATTCACGCCATAACTCTACACTTGGCACTGACGTGTCCCACTTTTTACCCATGAACTTTAAGCCGTATGGTGGATCGGTGACGATAGCGTCAACGCTATTTGGCTCTAGCTCTTTTAGTTTAAGTAAACAATCACCGTGCAGTATCAATACATAACTCCCGCGTTTGCTTTTTTCTTTTTAAGCGAGTTAAAAAATTTATTTAAATCATGTACTGGCTTGGGCTTTGTGCTCTCGTCGTGAACTATAGGTGCGCGCTTTTCCACTGTGCGATACGTGCCCATAGTAACGTAGCGATTAGCATCTAGCGCGTGATCATTATTTTGCACAGGCAGCTGATCTTTAGCTTTATCGTCAGGCGCAATGTCTTCTGGCTCTGGGTAGTGGTATGTTTCAAGCTCATCAAGCGTGTGCGGAGAAGTGTCGCGAAAGATTTTATATCTGCGTGTGCGGATGAGTTCGTAGTGCGCGTCTATTCCACGGCGCACGTCATTGTCAGCGCTGATCGCGGATAGCCCTGCGCGGTTAAACTCTTCGATGTAGCCCGGCTGATCTTTACCGCAATAGAATGTCTGAATGTTCCAGGTTTCTTTTTTACTTTTAGCAACGCGGATAATATCTGAAATCGTAAGCCCTGTTTTGTAGTATTCTGAAACTTGAAAGTGATCGCCTGCAGGCGTTACGCCGCGAACGACTAAAACAAATGGCTCGGTAAATCCCCAATCAATGCCAGCGTAGTATTTCGTCCCTGCTGGCAGCTGCGTGGGCGAAACAATGTTTACGTCTTGATCAAAGCTATCGTAAACAAGACCTATCATTTGCCCGAACTCACCGCCATAGATCATGTTAAATCTGCGCTCATCCATTGTCGCGCGCTTAAACTCTCGCGCTTTTTCATCGTGCAAGCTGTGGTATTTATTCTCCCAGCTTGAGGCTTGAATAAGTTCAATGTCAGGGCGTGTACCTTTAAGTGCGCCTTTAACTAAATCTTTAGCGATCCAGTTGTAAGCGTAAGGCGATGTAGTTAGATCAATGGTCGCGCCAAATGCATCCGCACGCGCTTGCAAGTTTTCCCAGAAATATAAGCGATATTTTCCGGCTTCATCGCCCCAAATATGGCGCACGTTTGTGATACCAACGACAGAGTCAGGATCAGTTTCGGTACGACAGTAAGCGATTGCGCCAGAGTACATTTCAAAAATGTCATGCTTAGAGTTATATTTGCCGTAGCCTTCCATGAGCTTTAGAAAGGCTGGCAGTGTTGATTGATGTAGAGTTTTATATGTAGGCGCGGTGATGATGTGCGCGTCGTTAGCCGAGCTATACTTGTGCATTTTAATTTTCATGCGCAAGCCGCCAACGAGAGTTTTACCCCATTGCGTACCACAGCCCACAAGCGTGATGCGTTTATCAGAAAATATGGCGCGCTCTTGTTTTACAGAGTGCGGGATAATTTTATTAACGTCAGCGATAAAGATTAATCCAAAGTGAATGGATTAATATGCTAATTTAAATCTATACTTGCAGGCGTAATGCCAGATCCGGCTCTGATATCTATTTTACACACACGCCCATTAACCTTGTCAATAGCCCAAGGGCTAAGAGCGCTAGTATCTGGCTTAAGCGCGCGAAATATACCAAAGTTTTCGTTTTCAATTAATTTGTCGCCAGCTTTTATGTCACGCGTGGCGATCAAGCGGCGGTTATGCGTGGTGTACATATCGCGCTCGCTATCGTCTTCGAGCGGGACGCTATTGTCACTATACCTCAAGTATTTACACATATGCTTAAAATGGTCGAGGCTTAGGGAGTGTGGGGCATCGGGCGTGTCTTTTACGCCAACCAAGTTAACATGTTTCTCGATTACGCTTGCGCCAAGATTGCGTGCTGCAAGCGGGACGTTTAAAACATCTAACGTATGATCTGAAAAACCGATAGGTTTACCGAAGCGGTTAAATAACTCTACCATTTTAGCAAAGTTCACGTAATTCGCCGGATAGCTCGCCACGCAATACAAAAGCGTAACAGGCGTATCGCCTAAAACTTTTAGCGCAATGCTTATGTCATTCATGCTGCTTGCGCCTGTGCTTAAGATCACGGGCTTACCGATCTCACGCAAACGCTCAAGCATACGCACGTGAGTTAGCTCAGCGCTTGCGACTTTGTGCGTGCTAACGTACTTGTCTACTTCGTTTAGCAAGGGCACGCTGAAAGCTGAGCACATGAACTCAATGCCCACGCTATCGGCTTTAGCTTTTAGCTGTGGGAGCCAGTCGGGATCGAGAGCGCCAGCAATATGATCGCAACGGATTAGCTCGTCGCTAGTTTCAACGCTACCGTCAAGCGCCATGCGCGAAAGTCCTAGCGGTGACTTATTCATGCCGTACAAAGCTTTGCGGTCGTAGAGCTGGAACTTCACGGCGTCAGCGCCGCAGTTTTTAGCTAAAGCGATTGAGTTTAAGCAGTCAGCGAGCGAGTGCCAGTTAGAGCCAACTTCAGCGATTATTTTCATGCTTCCCCCGTCCACATAAGCGTGGACTTTCTATTTAATTTGTCTATGTATGCATAGACCATACAATCGTACTACTTTGTCGTACACACAAACGCTACACATTTTCATAAGTATAACGTGGATTATCATGTCCAGTTTTTTTGACTTAAAACTTGACACTTTTGGCATGTCAAATTTGATAAGTGCTGCATGAATTTTTACTAAAATTTCATACACTTTCCCGATACATCTTTTCTCACTTGTTTCGTTTAGATCACTCATTCGATACATTTCCCCTCCAATTTTTCGGCGAGTTTGGCGTTTTCACGTTCAACAATTTCGCTTGCGTCATCGTCAGGATAGTTTTCGCTATACTCGCTTATCCACCAATCACGTTGACACATACAGAGCTCCAGCGCGTCGAGTATTCTTTCGGCGATATCTTCGGGCGCGTGGTAATATCCAAAGTCCAGGCGCTCGCGCAACTGCTTGATTATTTCGGGTAAGGAGGTCATAAGCCCAGCCACGATACGCAAACATCACAGCCAAGCGCATACATAACGAATGATCCGACTGCGGCGAGTATAAAAAGTAAAACTAAAATTACTTGTTGTCCCTTTGTTGAATCCATTACTCATCCTTTCGCGGGTGGGGTTTTAAGTTCTATTCTAAAATCTTTGCGTTTGAGCTTCATTACAAACAACAACTTAGATGCAGACATGTCACTGCGGCCATTTTCAATGTTTGAAACTTGCGGCCTATTTACTTTTATTAATTTTGAAAACTCCAATTGATTTAAACCAAGCTCTTGCCGCTTACCTTTAATAATTTCAGCTAACTCTTTTAAGTGTGGTTTACTCACTCCCCACCGCCCGTATCCTCTGTCGATGATACTGAATCGACTGACGTCGACCCTTCGAGTTTTGCGAGCGCTTCATCCACAATAAAGTTCGCGTTGCTCATTTGTGCTTTAATAAAACTCTCACGTTTCTTTTCTGGTATTCCCATCCACGCTGTCGCCTCGAGTAGCGAGTGATAGCAGCAGCTTCTCATGCGCTCTAGTTCGGCTCTCGCCACGCCAAGCTTTTCGCGCAGGGAGATATTGCTAAGTGAGAGTTGTTGCATTCCTAAGTCCTTTTCTGTGATTTCTTTCCAGTACGCTTCACTAGTCTCGCGCAGTTCAGAGCGGAGTTGGCCTAACGGCTCGCTCATTTTCTCGCTTACCTCTTTGTAAGCAGCTTGAAATGCACTATCACGCTCCGCCCGCAACTCCTCATTTTCAGCCGCCAAGGCGTCGTAGCCAGCGCGATAGCCCTGGATAAAATGCTCTTCTTCGTGGACGCTTGAGCCAGCTGTGTATGAATAAAGTGCTTTGTCTATTTGCTCACGCGTCGGCGTCTTTTTATTTTCGGTCATCGGCGCACCGCGTGTAAACTATAGTTTACTTTAAACCGCTTAATATAAAATATACTTGTCATTTTTCATCCTTTGAATCTGCTAAAATTTCCATGACTCTCATTGAGCCGCAGTATGGACAAACTGGATACTCGTGTATGTCGCAACCATTTTCGCCGCAAAAATGAAATTTACTAACGTCAAATTTGTCAGTGCTAAGGCGACAACGCTGGCACTTGATGCGTTCCACTTCTCTTATCTCATTTCCCATCGGCGCGGTCCTTTTGTTTTGGGTCCTCTAATAATTGAGGTTGAACAGAGCGACCGTGCCATTGCTCTCGGCTTACGACTAAACGCCTAATCCCACGTAAGTTTTCTACGAGATAAGATGACAATAGAAAGTCGGGAGTCTGACAGTAATTATCAATTGAATAGCTATTGATTAATGTTTGTAGTTCTTTTTGAAATTCACCAAGTCTCGTTAGCATTTCCTTGCTCACCCTTCCCCCTCCTTCGTGCCAAGCGCGGCGCGGGCCGTCTCAGCTACCCACGATAGCGTTGACAGTAAAACTATCTTGTCATGGTGACCTTGCACGTTCGCGAGTTTCTCCAACGCCGCCTCCAACTCCAGAATGCGAGTGTGCGCTTGCTCGTTCGCTATTAATATTTCTCTGATCTTAGCTCTTTGGATATTTTGCGTTTCTCGCATATCGGGTCTGTTGCCAAAATTGCCAATGAGGCCGACGATATTCTCTACTGTTAACTCGATGTCTCTCACTCCTTCACCTCTTCCCATTTCGCGCGCAGCTTGACGCCGCAGTGTTTGCATACGTTGTTGCACGCTAATACTACTCCATTATCCACAGTCCATTTGAGCGTGCCTTCTTCAGGCTCATGCTCCACGCACGCTTTCGCGAGCGGTTCGATGCAGACGAGGAGGGCTTGCACTTCATCTTGCGGTCCGCGTGCCTCTGACATATTCCAGCCATCGATACACTTATATCCAGTCACCCGCACGCCGCGCTCTTGCAGGAGGCGGTTGGCTCGGAGGGCCATGTTCGAGGGCATGACGATGTCTTCAAAATCCGCTGGGGTGAAGAGCTGCGTGCTCACGCCATACCGCCCATGAATTGCATATGCGCTAGCACTATACCCACTAGCGCTCCCGCGAAAAAGTACGCGACCTCTTTTGGCGTCATCGCTTACTCCCATGCTTTGCTGCGAGCTTAAATAAAAACTTGCTCTCGCGTAGGGGATTTTTCGCGAAAGCTTTAGCAAAGTTCACAAGCACTGTTTGCGCGTCTCCGCGCTTAACTTGGCTCTTACCTTTTTCGTCGCGGCACATTTCGCGTACGCGTTTATTAAATCGCTTTTGAAAGTGGGTCATTTTTTCTCCTCGTCTTCGGTTGTTAGTATTACTTGGCTACCGTCAGCACGCTCGATAATCGTGGGCTTAGGCGGCACTATCTCTAGCGTTTGCTTTTCGTTAATTAAGCTATGCGTTTTCAGCACGCTTAAGCACGCCTTTAAGCTATTCGTGAGATCAGCATCCCCAGTCTGTATTGCTAGCTCTACGCCCTCAAGAGCGGCGTCAACGAGATCGAGCACGCGTTGTTTACGTGCGCGCAAAAACTCTTTCGTTTCCTCGGCGTTTAGAATCTTGCTTACTTGCTGCCTGCACATGCCAACGTCTTTTGCGACCGCTGTCGCCGTCTTGCCAGCCATCACGCCCTCAATGATCTTTTGCTTGCGCATTTCAGCGGCCATGCTCTTTGCGCCTTTAGGCTTCGTCGGTTTATTACGCGGTTTGTCGTTCACGCTGACTCCTCTTGTGCTTGCGCTCCCACTGGCAGCTTAGGTGCTAGCTCGACGGCGTCTAAGCTAAAGCCAAGTGCTTGTGCACAGCGTACGGCGTACTCAAAGCGCACGCCCGAGATGCCAGTTTCCCAGCGGTGCACTGTTATGCTCTCAGTGCCCACCATTTTCGCTAGCTGAATTTGCGTTAGGTTTTTTGCTATTCTGTATTGTCTAATTGTTTGCCCTATTGTCATTAGCGTGCCTCGTATAGAAGTGTGAACTCGTCACGTTTGTTGTAGAACTCTTGTGGTGTTTTAAGTGCGCTCATGAGTAGCCCGCAGCGCGAGAGATAGTCGCGCACCATCTCATTGCAAAACCAAGCGCCATCCTCACTAAAGATCCAATCGTACTCAGCCCCTAGGTAAAGGTTAGCGTGATCAGCGAATGTAAACGGTAAGCGTGGACGTAAAAGCGCGATGCTGTCCACGCTGTACACAAACTCAGCAAGGTCTTGCTTCCTAACGCGAGGTGGTACGGCTTCTAGGACATCTTGACCCAAGTAGATCGCGGCATGCGACCAGAATCCCGGTATAAGCAAATTAGAGAGCCGCCAGTCCTCGCGGGACAAAAAAACATCCCCAGGTAGCGCTAACGCCAAAATCTTTTCATAATCGCTTTTAGTGCGTCTAGGCTCGGGTTTACCTAAATGCGAAATAAGCTTTGAAATTGGCGTAAAAATACGCAAAAGCATGACGCGCAGCTTACTCATGCTGCCTTCTTTCTGATGCCCGCTAAGTACGCTCGCCATACTGCTGTTTTGCGCCGAGCTGCTTTCACGGTCTCTTGCATTCGCCGCCTATGCTCCGGCGTCCAGTGCGGCTGCTCAAAGTCCTCGTCAAAGCGTAAACCCTTTTCGTTGTACGCTTTGTTGTGCGTGAGCATGCAAAAGCGCTGCGGGCTCGTTGGCAAGCAGCGAAAAGTGTTGGCGCACCCGCAAATGCAAGCGCGCGTCTCAAGCGTTAAATGCGAAATGTCTGTCATGCTGATACCTCCATGATTTTTACGTGAATGCGTCCCTGTCCTCGCTTGGCGTACTGCCAATTAAACTTTGCGTTCGGTAAATTGCTCGGGCGATCATTCTCCAGCACGCCCGCTCTCACAATAGCGTCAATCACCGCTTTCCATGAGCTGACATTGTTGTCGAAATCTGGCTCTACGCTTGAGTATCGCGTAAACTCTGCGCTCGCTACTTTCAGCGGCGCGCGCGGTAGCTTTGCGCCAATCGCTATGCGCACAAGCTTGGCCCACGTTTTCTTGTGCTTGTAGTTAACAGCCCAATGCCCGCGCGATGCGTTTGAGATAATCTTTGGCAAGCCCGTGATGGTAAACTCTAAGCTGTACATGCTTTCGCCTCCTCGATGCGCTTGAAGTAATCGCGTGACCATTCAGGCGCGTAAAACTCTAAATGCTGCTCGCGCCACGCATACGTCGCGCGCTTATCGCTTGGCAAATTCGCGCACGTGCAACGAAAGTAAAACGTCTCGCCAAGCGCTGGCTTGTCGCCGTCATACGTGAGCGGAAGTAAACACACGGCGCCAAAGTAGCCAACGCCCATGCAGCGCTGGCACTCAAGCTTTTCCGCTGGCGCACGCTTCGTGAGAATCCATTCTTTGAGCGCTTGAAATTTCGCAAGACGCGGGAAATGCTCGCACTCGTCAAGTATGCGCGTTTTCATCGCGCGGAACTCAGACGCTTCTAAGCACTCAAGCTTTTGGAATAAGCGCTTGTTTAACGCCTCGTTAGTAGCTTTATCAAAAAGCTGGTAGAGTTCTTTTACTTCGATAGCAAACTCATGCAACGTCATTGGGGTTATCCTCTAGCGATTTTAAAATGTCTTCGGTGGTAACTTCCTTGGGTTTGCCTTTGGTGTTTTTGGCTTGCCAGGTCCAGGCTCGCTCAAACCACATACTCAGGGCTCTTTGCCAACCCTTAACCGACTTAGGACATTTGGCTGGGTTGTCGGTCACGTAGTACCCGTGGGCTTTTATGAGCTCCCTTTTTAAAAACAATTCATCCTGGTAAAGAGCAACCCATCTGGACCTGGTCTCTAGTGGTATAGAATTAAGCAATTCATCTGGACTGTTTTCCGGCGGGGCGAGTTTCGCCACGGCGGATAGCAGTTTGTATTTTGTCTTGTCTTGTCTTGTCTTGTCTTGTCTTGTGGTGTGTGACTCGTGTGTTTCCTGTGTGTCACGCGAAACACACGCTACTCTATCCCATCGTTTTTCTTCTAGTTTTTCAATGCACCTCAAAACATCGTTTTTAGTGATGTTCACTTGTCGGGCACAAAGGTCTGGGTACACGCGAATCTTATCTTGGTTGAGTTTACTCGCCACCCCACAAATCCAAATGTAGGCCTTAAACTCGGCGCCAGTGATAACCATAAAGTCCGGATGCAAGAGAATATCGTTCGGCATCGCAAACCACTGCGGATGAGTTATTTCGCGGCTTCGCTTAACGAGTTTCGTAAAGTCTCTAATTTGTATTTCAACGTAGTCCAAACTGACTCCTACAGTACTGAGAATTTTGTACGGATTTTGTACAGCTCACTTTCGATAGTTGCTGGGTTTTGCTGGTGTTTGCTGTATAGACTTTGAATGCGTAAGTATTTGTAGACACTAATAAATGGCGTAAATTCAACGACCTTCGTGAATTGCTAAAAAGGGCGCGAATTGTCCTTCTAAGCTGAGGGTCGCTGGTTCGAATCCAGCCGGAGTCGCCACAATTACAATAAGATACTAGACCATGTAATTCTTTCAATCGGCGGACGTACGGATTTTGTACAGCATGGTTTTTGGTCATCTATAAACTCAGCTTTCCAAGTTCTTTTGTTAAATCTATTTCGCTTAAGTGTAGGTAAGTAGACTGGATAACTTTCATCGACACGCCAGCTATCTCAGACACCACGACGGGATTCATTCCAGAGGCTAGAGCATTAGTAATCCAAGTATGTCTGAAATCGTGAAAACGGCCTTCGATTTTTTTAGCCGTTCGTAACCTGTCCCATGTTCCCTTGAATCCGCCCTTGTCCATCGGCCTGTTCTTATCATCACGATTGGGGAATAAATATGGCGACCCTTCGCTTTCTAAAATTTGTGTGTGGAGGTGTATCAGGACTTTTTCATGGATCGGGACCTTGCGCCCACGACCGATTTTGGTATCGACTGGTTTTAAGTTAATTATGCCTTTAGAAAAATCAATGCGCTTTTTGTGAAGTCCAGTAATCTCCCGTGACCGCATTGCCATATACTGAGCCATGTATACCGCAAGTTTAAATGGCATCTCCGCGCCATCACGCAAAGCTCTAAGCTCATCCATGGTATAACACTTGCCAGGCCCACTCTCGTCCTCATCACTATCTTTTTCGCCTTGATCTGGATCGTAAAGGTCTGGACGCTCGCGGAGCTTTCCTTTTTTAAAAGCCCATAGCAAAAATGCTTTGATATATTTACGATGATTAAACATGACCATGTCAGATTGCTCAGAGCGAGCATGGTCTACGTATTTTTCCCAGAGCGATTCATCAATTTCAGTTAAGCGTTTGTCTTTAAAGAAAGGCATAAACCATTTTTCGCCGATCCAAATATATTGCTCTAGCGTGCTCTCTCTAACTTTTTTTGTTTTAATGCCTTTGTTTTTATCTGACAGAAATTCAGGCCAAGCCGTTTCAAAAAGCTCTTTTTCTTTTTTGTAGTTAACGCCGAGTAAAATACATGACTCTATCTCTTCAACCAGACGCTCGGCAATGGCGAATGATCCAGTGTGCAGCGACTCCTGCACTACTACACCCTTTTTTTCAAAGCGCGCCCAGTAAACATCACCACGCTTTTTTATTCTTTTGTCTTTTGTCGGTGCCCAAACTACGCTGTTTTTTTCTTGAGCCATTTATAAATGTCCTCTTGCAAAAATCTACGATGACGGCCAATTTTTAGTGACGGTATTTCCCCGGTTGAAACGCGGAGCAAGAAAGTTGTTCGAGGTATTTTAAGAATCTTTAAAACCTCTTCAACGGTTAACAGTTCGTCTAGTTGTTTTCTCTCTCCCACTCACTCCCCCTATTTCTTTTTCTTCCGCGCCCTCTTGCGCTTTGTAGCTAGCATGCGCTTGATACGCCGACGCCGTAGCATCTCTGCGTGAGCGTCAAACATGCCCTCTGACTCATCCTTGCTTTTCTTTCTCACTATCGCCCCCGTTGGCCATTTTAATTATTTCCATGCAAAACTGGAACTCTTGATCTGACAGCGCGAGCTTATCCACCATCATGCGCAAGTACTCATACGCTTGCGTTTTCCCTTTAGTTTGCGCGATATAGTTTAAGCTCATCACGCATTTCTCGTAGACTTCTCTGCGCTCATTCATCGTCGGGCTCCGGCGCTACTAGATCGCCTTCGTACCACACAAGCGCGCTACAGCATGGATTGTCGAGAGCGGTAAACTCGCCGCACTTAGAGCACATGCCAACGCCAGCAAAGCGCTCAAGGCTTGCGGCGCGAACGTGCGGATGCTGCACAATTTCGCCAGCTGACGTGATCGCGAGTAAGTTACGTAGCGTGTTCATTTGCTCTCCAAACATTTAAATTTGAAACTTTTATCGCTTTCAGTTTTACGAAAGTACGCGGCCTGCTTTTCGCATAATTCTTTAGAAGGAAATTCTTTAGTGTGAAAGCTCACGCCATCAATTATTAGAAATAATATCCAGACCACCACTCCCCCTCTCGTTTTTTAAAGCTACGCGGGCTTTCGTTCCAAACTTAACGTGACCTTCCGGCGTGCGCTCGTAGTAATCATTTTCATGCTCGTAATAAATTGGCTTATTATCGGGGTCGGCATAAAACTCCAACGCCTCTAACGCAATTTCCAACCTCAACCGCAACTTTGTATATTCGCGTTCATGTTTTTCTTCCGCCTCAAAATCTTGGTAGCAGACGTCACAGGTGTTACTCATTCATTCTCCGCTGGAGCTAAACACTTACAAGCGCCTTCACAGCGCATGCACTCTGGCCCGTCCATTTCGTCACGTTTTTCCATTTCATTGCAAGCGTCGCAGCTCGCGTAAGGCGCAACACATTCACAAGCATTCCAAAGCTGATCGCGGGTAAGGTGAGCAAGCGCACTCACGAGCAGCTCACAGTTCTGCGCACGCCGCGCGGCTCTTGCGTGCATAACGTTTCGCGAAAGCCATCAATGTAAACTAGCGAGCATGTTTGCCCTAAGCTGCCGTCAGCGCATTTAGTTACTACGCCGTCGCAAGTGGTTTGCGCGGGATGAATGTAGCATGCGCCAGTTTTCTCATCGCGATGCAAGCCTGGCGTGGGCGCTCCACCGCAAGCGGAAAGTAGTAGTGCGAGAGCTAGGAGTTTAATCATGTGTCCTTCGCTTTTCTGCTTTTCTTTTTTGGCATGTAATCTTTAATGTCTGGATAACCGCCGCATGCGCCCATAGCGAAAGCTAATTCGTCTTTATATTTTTTCCATGAAGCATCTGTCATGCCCCTTGGCTTTTTGCCAGCGCGCTGATTGATAGAATTATTAATCAGGTCAACAAAAGCATCATACATTCCAGTGGCGTTTTTTGTTTTCACGCGCCCAGCTCCTTAGCATCAAGCATGCCCTGATTCTCGCGGGCGCTTTCAGCTACAAGCTCGCGACTCTCATCAAACCAACTTTGAATGACGCGCTCTAAGCGCATCATCGCTTTAATGTTGGCAGCAAAAAGCTCAGTCACGTCAACGTAGTCGTAGAGGTACTCGATAAACGCTTCAACTTTTTCCACGCACACGTCGCCGTTTTTAACTTCAAACTCTACTTCTAAAGCTTTTAGCTCGGGTATCTCGCGATTAGTTACTTGCATAAGCTCCTCAGAATGGTAAATCGTCGCCGTCAGAGTCGGCGTCTTGGTTATCGTTTTGATTAGGTTGAGCTGGGCTTCCATTCCCAAGGTCATGTAAAGGCACTTCTCTCATTGCCTTTTTCTGCGCTTCACTTGGTTGCGATTTCGGTGACAGAGCCATGATATGGAACTTGGTGTCCTTACCAGATCCAGTCTTAGTGATTTTAACCGCAGTTTTATCAAGACCATACTCATTGTGAAGTATTTCTAGCATGTCGTAGGTTGGGCCGCCCGATTCAAAAACCTTAGCCACAAAGGCGCCATTTTCCTTCATTACAAAGTTTATTCTAAATCGAAATTTAGATTTAGGCGTGCCGGGCTCGGCGGGATACGAGCGACGCTCACTTTCATTCCATACAACAAAAAACTCATGCACGTCGCCCATAAACATACCGCTTGCGCTCTCGTTATTGCCAAGCTTTAAAAAATTAGCCGATCCAACGCTATTTCCTTTTTCTCTAGTTCTAAAATTCATTTTTTCTCCGTTAAAATATATGAAGGTTTACCGCTCTTAAAAACGGTGTCGATTTTGTATTCCTTGTAGCATTCCGCCGTGTACGGGCAATAGCCACAATGCCAGTCTTGAAACACGAACTCGCCCGTTAGTTTTCGCTTTAATATATAAGGGCGCGCTGGCTCCTCTTGAGCTATCGCCGCTTTAAACTCAGCGATAACTTGAGCCTCGGTGTCAGTGTCCCAGTTAAAGTAAGCGTCCCACATATGGCCAGTCTCTTTGCGCAAGTAGAAAAAGCGCACGCCCTTAACGTCTTTCTCTTTACATAGGTCTGTTAGCATTAGCGCATGCGCTTGCTTGAGGTAGTCGCCAACATCGCCGGAAGTTGAAAACATCCTAAAGCCATTATTGCTAGAGCTTTTAAACTCGATTAACTCCCACAGCCCGTCAGAGTTTCGCTTGCCAAGGCCGTCAAAGTGACCAGTAATAGTCAGCGGGCCGTTTTCAGTTTCAATAGTAAAGCTTGTAGTTATTTGCTTATATTTAGTTAGCGACTTGCCTTGGTACTCAATAGTGCCGTCAGGCTCGCCGAAGTAGACCTCACTGTAAAGCTTGCCAGGGCCAACGCAGCCGTGAGTAACGAAATACACCATCGTGCGCTCTGAGAGGTCGCCAAGCAGAAAGTTTACGCGAGCGCGTGGCGTGATTTTCTCGCCAGCTAATCCTTTGTTTTGATACCACCGACGGCGCACGCAATTGTTGGCGGCGCTACAGCGGTTAACGTTAGAGTCCTCACGGTGTAGAAACTCATTGATGTAATCGTATATTTGCAGCGTTGCCGTTGGTATACTTGAGTCGGTTTCTAATTCAGACATTAACAAATCCTTAACTAAAAAAAATTACACAAATCCATTTCGAGCTAACATCGCTACTCGATATTGAGTTAAATCATTTGTGTTTAATCGCACCTATAAGAGCTTCGCGAAAAGCTCCTAAGATGTGACTAAGCTACGCGCTTCGGAAAAAGCACGTGTCTTTCACAGCCAATAAGTTCCGCCAGCGCTATCTGTTCAAGAGTGCTTGGCACGCTGGGGTATCGCCCAGACGCTAGCTTTTCTGCTTTGGATGCACAGCAGTCTAGCTTCATAATTATTTGGGCTACAGCCATTCTCACGCCCACCTTTTCAGTCCACTTTTTCATGATCTTTACGTCCATAAGGCACAATATGCCCCATTTTCTCATTTTTTGCAAGGCTGAAAAGAGATTTTGGGACATTTTTAATACTATAAAATACGTATAAATTACGTATTGGAGTAAGTTTTGGAATCTATTCAGAAAATATGTAGGCTATGGGTAGCGCAAAAATTGCAGAATCGGCGCATCGAAATGGGGTTTACCCACCAAAAAGATTTGGCCGAAGCTCTCGAAATAGACCCGTCAAAAGTGTCAAGATGGGAGACCGGGGGTTATTTTCCCGGGCAATCACTCTGGCCAAAGATTGTCGCGCTACTAGATCTTAATGAGGACTACTTTTTTGGAGATCAAAAAGACAATTCGCTAAGAAACGTCATGGCTTTTTTGGAGGTCTTTGAAAAGGCAACACCGAAGCAACGCCAGGCCGCTTTCGATCTTTTAAAGCCTTCCGATCACGTTGAGCCACGCTCTGAAACTTCTCCTCGGAAACCTCGTAAGTCGCAATAAGAGCAGCCTTTAGTAACTCCCGCAGTCGATTCAACTTTTTCATCCACACCCCGCCTAAAATTGTCGGTAAATACCTAAAAAGCTTTAGGCAAAATTAACGGCCCTAAAGTTATCTAGCTTATAAACCGATAAGGTAGATATGAAGAAATTATTACTAATTGCAATTTGCTATATTTTATCCGGCTGCTCGTCGCTTGAGACAATGACCGTTGGCCAAATTGGCTGCCCCTCAAGCGAGCTTAAAATTATAGATAAAGAATGGCACGTTGGCGGCGACTGGACGTGGACCGCTGAGTGTCGCGGCAAGCGCTTTGTGTGCGCCAACAATCAAGCTGGCTACTCTACGCAAACCGCGTGCAAAGAAGAGCTAACAGCTTCTAAGTAGAGCGCTCACGCTCTAGCTTTACCGCTTTAGCGTCATCGTTAACCTTGGGCTTACGCTTTTCAGCTTTCGCTACACCGAGCATGCTCAGCACTTTTGGCGCCTCGCTGACTACGCCTGGCGCTCTACGTGACGCCCACTCGCCGAATAAAAAGCCAACGATAAAAGCTAATACGCTTACCACACGACCTCCTCACGCTTCACGCTGTACAAGTGCGCATCAATATAGCGCCCCTCTTTAAAGTAAAACTCGCGGCGCGTGCCCTCTTTAACAAAGCCTAAGCTCTCAAACATTTTAGCAGCTGGATTGCCGTCGAAAGTTTCGCCCCAGATTAAGTTTAAGTTTAAGTTATCAAAGCCATGCTTAAGCAGCGTTTTGAGTGCTGCTCTAGCGTAGCCCTTACGTTGCGCAATCGGATCTATGTACAAGCTAAACTCTGCACGGCGATTGATGTAGTCTATGCTTGTTAGGCCGCACACGCCGCACGGGAATCTCGTCAAAGTGCCCTCTGAAACTTCGGCGTTAATTACGTACATTCTTATGCTTGGATCTTTGCTCATGCGCGCAAACCATTCGTCTTGAGCGATATCACTTATGATATCACTCTGACGGCACCACTTATAGATGCGCGGATCGTTTCGCCAATGAAGCGCATACGCATTTGCGTCCGAATCAAACGGCGTCAGAAATACGCGATCAAAGCCAAAATCAATCAAGCGCTTGCACCTTTTTTATAGCTTCAACCATATCAAGCACGCTTGAACGCTCGCCATCAGTAAAGCCAGCCCATGCTTTTAGCTCAGCTTTATATTTTTCCGCGTCAGCTTTTAGTGCAGCTTCTTTTTCAGCTACAGCTTTAAATTCTGGCGTTGTGCGCATCCAAGCTTGAAAGTCTTGATCAGCTTTTTCAAGCTCAGCGTTAGCGTCAGTTATGCGCTTTTGCCACGCGCGAAAGTACGCGAGCTTGTCAGCGAAAGTGTTTTGACCGAGTATGTGGACCATTAGTTACCTCGCAATGGGGTAGCGGAGTAAATTGAGGTGCCGACACCCGTAGAGACTGGCGTTTGCGCCACCCAATGTGCGTTTTGTTTTTCGTATTTTAGTTGATTTAAAATGTAGAAAGCATAATCCATAGTTTTTAAATCCATGTCCTTTACTTTCTCCCAGCACTCCCACGCCTTTTCTGTAGCTGTATCAATTTCCTTTTTTGTTGTTTCCATTTTACTCCCTTTGTTTTTGCGCAAAAGGCGATTTTGGTAACTGCCCCAATAGCTTTACCTCGCCGCGCTTAATTCTATTTAAAATATCAGTGCAAGCATGAAGTACATCATCAGCAAGCAAGCAATGAGGAAACGCGAAGAAAAAACTCGGACCAAAGAGCAGCCCGGCTCTACACGCCTCTTGCCAAAACAGGGCCTTAACAAGTTCGTCTCCTTTGAAAACTCCTCGTGTTGCGTAGCCTTCAATGCGTACCCCCTCTGGATATATCTCGTTAAACTTTTTCTGAAAGCGCTCGCCCTTTTCCCAAAGATGAGCGATGCGAAACTTATTTTTTAGTAAGCGTATAGTTTTAAGCGCAGCTGCCATTGAGCAGCGTTCGCCAGCGAATGTGCTCGACACAAAATACTCGCCGCAATTCATGATCTCTTTTTTTCCGCCAACAACTGAAATAGGCAAGCCACCGCCAAGAGCTTTGCCCAAGCAAATGAGATCAGGCTGAATGCCAAAGTATGTGCTCGCCGTCCACTGCGGAAAGCGCATACCCGTTATAATTTCATCATGTATAAGTAGCGCGCCAGCTTTCGTGCACTGCTCGCGTAAGCTCTTTAGCCATTCGATACGCTCTGGCGTTATCTCTGTCATGATCGGCTCAACGATTACAGCGGCAACTCTTTCGTCAATCGGGCAATGCTTTAGCTCGCCCATCCAGTGGCGCTTAGGAATGCCGAGCGCCGGCGGAGTGAGGGAGATAAAGTCGTCACCGATTCCATGATATCCTTCTGACAAAACCAACTCTCGGTCGGTATAAGTGCGTGCAATTTTAATCGCGGCATTACAGGCTTCAGAGCCTGATTTTAGAACTTTGATTAAGTCTATAAACGGGATGATTGATTTTAGCTCTTGAGCAAACTCAATTTCAGTATTTGTACCCAAAGATAAAGTAGCACCAATCCTGTAAGTCTCCGCAATAGCGGCTCCAATTTCGTGGTTTCCATAACCGAGTAAATTACTACCAAGAGCGCCGCAAAAATCCAAATACCTATTATTTCTTGTGTCCCACACATAACAATCTTGTCCTCTGGTCAAATGCGTTGGGTAAATTCCTTCAACAAAACAGCTTGGTCGTTTTGAGTTAGTCAGTGCGCCGTCTTGCGCGATACATTCCTTAGCTCTTACATATGTTTCGATATCAAACGCGCTCTTAGTACCTGTGGACACGCGTCCTCCCAAACAATTGTTCAGCTACCATTTGCGCTTGATCAATCGAATTTACCTCTGCACGCACGCGCGCCAAATCCTCTTCCGTATCAACGCTTAGTTTCTTTGTCTCTCTATTCTCATAAGGCAAAACAACGCCATACGTTCCCCAACTGGGATAGGTTCGCATGATTGTAGTAACATGCTCTCTATCGCTCTGACTCTTTGCTTCGCTATCAGCCCAATCAAGCATCCGCCGAGAAAAAAACTCACACTCAAAGCCATCAGGCACCAAGCGATAGAGTTTATTTTGTTCTTTGAGTTCAAAGAAGTTTGCGAGATAGTCATATCCACATTTCACCCCGGTTTTAATAATTTTCGTTATGCTTGGACTTGGTATCATCGGGCAATCAGCCGTAATGCGCACGATATAGTCTGGCGTAAACTTATCCGCCATCATCTTATAGCGCGTGAGCACGTCATCCTCTGGCCCCTCTAGCACGTTCACTTTAAAGTTTTGCGCTATTGAGTCCTCGTAGGGCACGAGCAAGCAATAGCTACAGCGCACTCCGCGCTTACTTTCGTTTTGGTTAATGTACACAGCTGCGCCTTTAACTGCGCTTAGCACTTTGCTAAGCACTGTGCCGTTGCCAAGTGTGGCGTAAACTTTCCCCGGAAAGCGTTTCGATGTAGAGCGCGCTTGAACACCAATCACTACGCTTTTTTGCTCATGCCTTTGTTGCACTGATAGCCTCGCTAACTTTCTTATGTATGTCGTAAATTTTTAAAAGCTCCTCGCGTGGCGCGAAAAACCATTTTCTAATCATGCTGATGTACGCAATATCCATGTCTGAAAGCGAGAGCTCTTTACCGTTTAGCGCGCATTTCCAAACAGGCGAGTCCTCGCCCACTTTCCAAGAGCTGCGAGCCAAGCCAATAATTTGGATGCAATCCCATAGCAAACCATCGCGCCCGTGATTGTAATAATCATAAAAGCTATGTCCGCCATCGCCAGTGTTAAGCTCTGCATACTGCATCACCATCTTTAAGCGTTGATTTTTGTATAGCTCTAAAATCTCAGCTAGCTCGGTTAAGCTTGTAGTTACCGGCTTTTCGCAAAGCATATATTTATTTAGCGGCGCCAGCGTTTTTAGAATTTTGTAGTGCGTGTCTGTGGGCGTGCACACGATTACGCCCTCGGCGCACTCAGCTTTCATGTAAACATCAGTCTCGCTATCGCCAATGTCGGCAAGCAGCACGCGCTTTTGCAGATATTTTAATATCGCTTGGTAGCGTCTGCCCATAGAGCCGTTAGCGCCAATGATTAGTACGTCATGCTTCATAGTAGCGCCTCAACTGAAGGGCGAATAAGTTCGATTAGCTCACGCGGCTTGAAGCGCTCAGCAGTTAGCGAGCAAATTTCTTTGCCGTCATGCGCTGACTTTAGCCATTCATGTATTTTTTCGCCTGGCCTGATGCCAACATACTTCACCTTATAGCGCGGTATTTTCATTATGCTAGCGACCGCTTTAGCTAGATCGGTTACCTTGCATGATTTCATTTGAGGGACGTGAAGCCCGCCGTTTTCTGCAAAGCCAGCGTCAATTACAAATTTGGCAGCGTCTTCTAAGCGAATCAAAAAGCGCGTCATATTTTTATCGGTTATGCTGACGGCTTTTTCCTCTTTTAAAGATTTAACAAAAAGTGGGATCACAGAGCCATTTGAAGCAATAACATTTCCGTAAAGACAGACCGTGTTGTTTGGATTTCTAAGGACGAGTTTATTGGCGATCATTTTACTAGCGCCATAAACATTTATGGGCTCAACTGATTTGTCAGTACTTGATAAAACCACACGCTTAATTTTATTTACACGTTGAGCGTAAAGCACATTCATCGTGCCAAGAATGTTCGTGTAAATACTTTCCTCTGGATTTACCTCTAACAGATCAACATGCTTAAGCGCTGCGAAGTGAAAAATAATATCCGCGTCGCGCGTGGCCTCGACTAGCCGATCACGGTCGCGAATATCACCCAGATAAAGAGTTACATTTTCTTTAAACGGCATTTGTTTTTGCCGATGTTCACAGCGTGAAAAACCAGTCACCTCATAAACCCATTTTGGATCATTAATTAATTGGCGGATGACCGCTTTTCCTAGGCTGCCGGTCGCGCCAGTTACAAAAACCCTAAAGGGAATATCACTAGGTAAACTCATCCCATATCCTTTGGTGATTTTAAAAATATAGAGTTTGGATCTATGCGCGTAATGCGCACCATCGCCGCGCCAGCAGTTAGATCTTGCATCAGCAGGCGAGCGTCATAAGTGATTTGTTTTTTAACGGTGTTTTTAGAGCGTCTATATAAATAGACGTTTGCGATAAGCGATAGAATAAATAAATTCAAAATAACAATAATGTATAATTCCATGTTGTATAAATCTCTTTCGGCGCGGGACGATTGCCGAAATCAGAAAACAAAATCAAGTAAATTATTAAATTTTCTTTAAAGCTTTATTTAAAGGACAGTTTGAAATGAGTAATCCGCGTTTATTTATCTTTGCGCCGGGGGGACGCAAATAAATGCGGCACTTGTTTTCAAAATCAATCGACGGTAAAAACGCAATCATTTTAATATCTAAAGCAACGCACGCGATCAGATCAAAGTCAGTTCGCTTGTATCTGTTTTTTTTGACCGCCCAAAAGCTATAGCCGCCATCGCGCACGCCGATGCTAGATTTCACTTGCACGCGATAAACTTTACCGTCTTTTTCCGCCAGCAAATCATAGCGGCATTGCCCGTGCGCAAAGCTAATTGCAAAACCTTGCTCGCACATGTGCGCAGCTACCAAATACTCTGCCTGGCGTCCTTGCCCGATATTGCTAATAAGACCTCGCTTGTTTACGTCGCGTCTAGTAGCGGATTTTCGCTTTCTCTTTGAATGAAATATCTAAGTGTAGCGCGCGCAATGGCTTGAGCAATCTCCCAGCTTTTCATGTGTCCTAGGTTGGCGTCTATTGGGTTATCTCCAAAAAATGGCTCTATAAGACAGCCGGGCACTTTCTTAGCTTTTAGATTTGCTGCGCCCCGGTCGCCATCGACTAGTTTTTTTAGACCGCGATTTTTTTTATTTTTTCTACCGAGCACGCTACAAATAGCGTCGTGAATTTCTCGTGCAAACTCTATGTCATTGTCGCCATAAAAAAGTGTCTCTGTGCCATCGGCGTTTTTCTCTGGACTGGCGTTAAAATGCACCTCAACCGATACACCCGAATCTTTGGCCCAATCGTTTACTTCTTGGTATAGCGATTGAATGGTTTGGTCATCTTTTCTGACAAAAACACGAGCGTCTATAAGGCACTCTTTAGCAAACCTATAGGCGACGTTGCATAAATCAACGCAAAAAAAATGCTCGTGGCGATTAATAGGTTGAGCGCCCATGGCGCCAGGCGCTTTAACAGTGTGTCCTGGTATAATTGCGAGTCGCATTTCAATCAATTTGCCTCACTTACATTTGTATTTTATGTAGTTTTCTAAATCGTGGACGTAGTCCTGCAAAATCTGCCAACCAAATGGCCGAAAAGCGACCGCCTTATGACAATAATCAATGGGCTTTTCTTCCGCCCACGTTGCATTGTGAATCATCGCTACCGTTTTTTCATAAGTAACGTCTTCAGCCGCATTCATCTCTCGCATGTTCGTGATTGAGCAAAAGCACTTCTGCTCTTTTGCGTCTATCACGCAAAGCTCTATCTGCGGCTTAGTCGGTAGCTGCTTGCATGCGCTAACGCTAAAAGTGATTAGCCAAATCGTCAGTAGCTTTTTTAATGTCATCGGGAGTTTCCGCTTTCTCTAACGCATCAATTTTAGCTTTTAGCTGCGCGTGATCTTTGTTCGTAGCCCAAACGTATCTGAGCCACGCCCACGAAAAGCGCGCAATTTTCACTAAAAGCCATTGAATAATTTTAGCAGCGACAGCTTGTGCAAACGCCAAGCGCTACCACGTAGCTAAAAATTTGCGAATAGCTTCAATGCCAGGAAGCCCGAGCGCATCGTCAATTTGATTAGTAGATTCTTTGATCTGCTTTTCTTTTGGCGCTAAAAGCTTTTCTTCAATTTCTTTTTTAATGAGCGGCTTTAAGAGCGCAATTAGCGGAGCTAAAAGCGGTAGCAGTAGCGACTTAATCTTTTCCATGGTTATCCCCTCTGAAAATAAATAACCGCTAAGTTAATAGCGGATGTTAAAATAAATGAAAAAAA